CTTATACGCCCGACCAAGACAACGGAAATATACAAAGGGCTGTAAACGGTGGGGCGCATACGTTAGCTCCAACTACAGATGATTGCGCTGTAATTATTCAATACACCAATAATGCTTCCGCTGGAACAATTACAACGTCTGGGTTTACAAAAGTGGACGGTGATGACATCAGCACAACTAACGGCGATGATTTCTTTTTCTACTTAACTAAAGCAAATGGGTTTTCATTGTTGACTGTGAAGGCATTACAATAATGTTCGCTTCTATTTACTCTATGCAAGGCGGTATATCTTCATCTGGTGCTGGCGACTTTTACGCTACAGGTGGCAACACTATCGCTGGTGCTGGCCTTGATATTGCCCACACATTTACAGGCAGTGGCACGTTTGCTGTTGTAACGGGTGAGACTGCCGTTAGCTATCTCGTTATAGCTGGCGGAGGTGGTGGTGCTAAAGGTGATTTTGTTGCAGGAGGAGGCGGTGCTGGCGGTTATCGTAACTCATATTTATCAGAAACATCTGGCGGAGCAGGGTCAAGCGAAACTTCGTTAACTCTTGGTGTATCTTCCAACACTGTAACTGTTGGAGCAGGAGGTGCCTCAGGAAATCCTTCAGGAGCTACCGGATCAAATTCAGTTTTTGCATCAATAACATCTACTGGCGGGGGCGGTGGTTCCTATGGTTCTAGCACTGCTGGTGCCGCTGGTGGATCAGGCGGTGGCGGCAGTTATAATTCTGGTGCTGGTGGTGCTGGTACAGCTAGTCAAGGTTTTGCTGGTGGGGTTGGAACAAGTGGTGCGCCTGTTGCTGGTCGTGGTGGCGGTGGCGGTGGTGCTGGTGCCGCTGGTGGAAATGGCACGACATCAACCTCAAGCGGTTTAGGGGGGGTAGGTTTAGCGAGTACGATTACTGGAGCTTCTGTTACACGAGGCGGTGGTGGTTCCGCAGGTACAAATGTTGGCGGTTCTGTAGCTCCGGGAGCTACTGGTGGTGGTGGAGACGGTGGTCTTTACCCATCAACTTCAGGTACTGACGGCACTGCTAATACTGGCGGAGGCGGAGGCGGAGGCAGTGCGGCCGCTCCAGCAGTAGCTGGCGCAGGTGGTTCAGGCATCGTCATTGCACGATACTCACCAACCTTAGAAGCCGCTACTGGTGGCAATTCAATCACCACAGTAGGCAATTACAAAATACATACCTTTACGGCATCTGGCACATTTACAATACCTGCCAATAAACGAGTTCCAATCCAATACCTCGTTATCGCTGGAGGCGGCGGTGGAGGTGCATGGTATCGTGGTGGCGGTGGAGGTGCTGGCGGTTATCGCAACAGCACTCTTGGAGAATTAACAGGCGGTAATGGAGCCGCAGAAGGCACGTTATCATCTGCCGCTGGGAGCTATACTGTAACTATTGGTGCTGGCGGAGGAGGTAATAATGATGGAGCGGGTAGTAGTGGGTCAAATTCAGTCTTTGGCTCAATAACATCTACTGGCGGTGGCGGTGGTGGTAAATATAATTATCCCAGTGGTTTCTCAGGTGGTGCAGGTGGATCAGGTGGCGGCGGCGGTGGCGGCCCTTCGGGTGGTGCTGGCGGTGCGGCTTCGCCCTCTGGTCAAGGTTTCGCTGGAGCCGCTGGATCGCCCGATAGCGGTGGCGGCCCATCTGGCGGTGGAGGTGGCGGTGCAAGTGCCGCTGGAATTGCAGGTGGAACTGGTGCAACCGCTGGTGATGGTGGTGATGGATTGAGCTCAAGCATAAATGGTACAGCAACAGTTCGCGGTGGTGGCGGTGGATCAGGTTCTTACGGAACTGGTAACAATGTTGCTCAAGGCGGTGCTGGCGGTGGTGCTAACGGTGTTTACGGGGACAGCCCTTCTTACTTAAACGGCCTTAATGGAACAGCAAATACTGGCGGTGGAGGTGGTGGTGCGTCTGGACCAAGTGGATCGCCAGCGGGTTCGTTGGGCGGTACAGGTGGCTCTGGTATCGTAATAGTCAGGTATCACTATCAAAAATTATTCTTAGAGGCTACGGGTGGCACGGTCACTTATGACGGCGATTATCAAATACATACCTTCACAGCATCTGGAACTTTTTCGGTTAAAACTCTTGGCGTTGACAACAATGTTCTTGAGTTTCTTGTTATCGCTGGAGCAGGTGGCGGTGGTCGAGGAAATAGTGCGCAATCCTATAACGGTGGTGGCGGAGGTGCGGGCGGGTATCGTGCCTCGTGGAACTCAGAAGCATCTGGTGGAGGTGGGTCGAGTGAGACAGGACTAACAGCCGTTATTCAAGATTACACAGTTACAGTTGGTGCAGGTGGAGCCGCCGCACCTTCTGCCGCAACACGAGGTACTAATGGCGCGGATTCAGAATTTGCAACGGCATCAGATTTGCAAATGAAATCGTTGTTACATTTTGATGGTAGCGACACCTCTACAACTTTTACTGATAGTAGTGCCGAAAGCGCGGTTATTACTTGGACTGCTGTTGGCAACGCTCAACTAGATACGGCATATAAAAAATTTGGCACAGCGTCATTACTTCTGGATGGCACTGGCGATTACATTAAACGATCTTCAATTGCTACAGTCGGAACTCAAGATTTTACCATAGATATGTGGGTGCGAAGGAACGGTGCGAATACAAATAATGCGATACTTACATGGGGTGATGCTGGAGCCGATACAGGTTTAAGAATATTAACGAGTACAGATAATAAATTAATTGTATCAACACACAATGCTGGTGTAATAGGAACAAGTGACCATTCAACAAGTTTACCTGACGGTGAGTTTGCTCACGTAGCTATGACTCGTGCCGGAAATACCTTATATTTATTTCAAAACGGCACATTACTAGCCTCAAAAGTGATTGCTTACAATTTTACCTCTACAAGCGAATGGTGGATTGGCGATGACGTTAATTCTGCCGCACCTAATAATTTTAACGGTCATATTGACGAGGTCAGAGTTATTATAGGCGAGTGTAAATATGCGTACAACTTTTCGGTGGAAACTTCAGCATATAGTGATTCTACCTCAATTATCTCTCAAGGTGGTGGCGGCGGCGCACAAGGTAGTGGCTCTCCAGCCGCAGAAGGACTTGGTAAAGATGGTGGTTCAGGTGGCGGCGGCGGTTTTTATAATGTAAGTACGCTTCCCGCTGGCGGTGCTGGTACGTCTAACCAAGGTTTTGCTGGAGGCGCTGGAGGGCAAGGTGCGACAAACTCTGGTGGTGGCGGTGGTGGCGCTGGC